ACGAATTTGCTCTGCTACGCAATCAATGGTTAGGTGTCATCAAGGGTCTTGATATCAAACAATGGCAACTCAGTAATATTATTAAACTCCGTACCGCTGGTATGGAAGATGTAACGCTCTAACATGAAACATTACATTGAAGATCTCCTTGACCATTTAAATGGTTTTCAAATAAGTCTAGCCTCAATAGACACAAACGTGGTAGCAAGTCTTGCCATGAACCCCATGATGGGCAAGGGGCATTCCGAAAAGCAAAGAAACCTAGTTTTACGCCTATGTAAGAAATATAGGGCACAACTAACTACCATACTTGGACCTGATGTTGAAAATTCACTCAACAACCCAGAGTTTAAATTTGCGTTGATTGAACCTGCGCCCACTGAAAAATCAATTAAAATTGAGGAAAAGCAAATATTTGTGAAATTTCCCTACAACGAAGAATTGGTGGGAAAAATCAAGAAATTTCGTGAAATTTCCGAAGTTAAGAATGTCAACTGGAACATGGATAAGAAGGCATGGGTCTTTGAGTTGGAAGAAAATAATGTGCTATGGTTGAATCAAAACCTAGTGGGCCTTGGGTTTTCAGTTGATGAAGACTTCAACTCGGCACTGAGCAAAATTACCACAATTTTGGAAAAAATTGAGGATTTTTTGCCCATGTTGGTCGAAGAAGAAGGCCAGTACAAATTCGCCAACACACACCGATCAGTTCCACAACCGAATACAAACGACCTTGTAAAAGCATTACTGGTGGCCAAGTATTACGGAATATCTGTATGGGACGAAACTGTGTCAAAATCGTTAGAAACGAGACAAAATTCGAAGATTTTTACCGAATTTTTAAACGAAACGACACCGCATTCGTTAGAATTTGACGCCAGTGAAGAAAGCATTGATCAGTTTAAAGACCTATTTACACACAATCTTCCTGCGTTGATTGTTGTTCCAGGTCACGATGAATTCTTCACTTTAAAATCTTGGGTGCTATGGTTAAAAACCCAAAATATCAATGAAAAAGAGATGTCTGTACTGTTTAGACTGCCCAACGATTCTGGTAGCATGTTTAACGATTTAGTTAAGACCTACAACTTAAATTCGCCGATCGATGAAAATACCAAGGTTGTTTTCATAAGTCAAAAACTTCCAAAGCCATTGCTTAAAAGTGGCATTGAGTTTAAATTTATTATTAACTTGGGGCAATTATCAGGTGTACATTATAGCCTGTCTAATTACCTTCAAGATAAGATGGATGTTATAAAATATACGGATAAGAAAAAGACAGGATACCAACTTGGCCTATTGTAAAATTATTATTAAAGATGAAGTGAATGTTAAGATAGAAAACTTAGATCTCGACACACGTAAATCTTTGGTTAAAAAATTCAAATATTTTGATCAAAAAGCTAGGTATCTGCCCGCTTACAAATTAGGAAGGTGGGATGGCTGTACAAGTTTCTTTGGCCTAGGTGGCACAACTTATATGAGTATGTTGCCAGAGGTAATTGAAGAATTAGTAAGGCAAGGCTACGATCCAGTACTAGAAGATTGTCGAACTCCTATGGCCTTAAACTTCAGTCAAGTGGCTGAAGATTTCTGGGGTGATCAAACATGGCCAGTGGGACATCGATTTGCCGGACATCCTATCAGACTACGTGGCGACCAAGTTGAAGTCATCAATAAGTTCTTAGAAAATCCACAATGTATCCAAGAAATTGCCACAGGCTTTGGTAAGACAATTACTACAGCAACACTGGCAAAAATCTGTGAAAAATATGGTCGTACTGTAACCATCGTTCCGAACAAAAGTCTAGTTGAACAGACAGAAGAAGATTTTATTAATGTCGGATTAGATGTCGGAGTGTACTACGGTGACCGTAAAAACTTAGATAAGACGCATACTATTTGTACTTGGCAATCGCTTAACATATTAGATAAACGATCCAAAGATACTACAGATAGCGAGTTACTTACATTGGCAGAATTGTTAGATAATGTTCAAACTGTAATGGTCGACGAAGTTCATATGGCCAAGGCAGAAGTACTTAAAAAATTGTTAACCAACAACCTTGCCAACTCTCCTATTCGTTGGGGATTGACTGGTACAGTACCAAAAGAAGATATCGACTTTCAAAATATCAAGTGTGCGTTGGGCGAAGTAGTACACACAGTTAAGGCACATACACTACAAGAAGCAGGTGTATTGAGCACCTGTCACGTAAACATCATTCAAACTGCAGAATGGAAAGAATTTGAAAGCTACCCTGCTGAATTAAAATATTTGGTAACAGATGCTGATAGAGTAGAATGGATGAGTAAACTTATAGCAGGGATAGCAGAAAGCGGAAATACTTTAGTATTGGTTGACAGAATTGAAACAGGACGTATAATAGTAGATAGCATACCTGATAGTGTTTTTATCTCAGGCGAAGTCAAGACCAAAGACAGAAAAGAAGAATACGATGAAGTGGCAACTGCTAGTAAAAAGATTATTGTGGCGACTTATGGTGTGGCCGCTGTTGGTATTAATATCCCTAGGATTTTTAATCTGGTTATGGTGGAATCCGGAAAGAGCTTTACAAGGGTTATACAAAGCATTGGGCGAGGCATTAGAAAAGCAGACGACAAGGACTTCGTACAGATCTGGGACATCACGGCATCTACAAAGTATGCGAAGAGGCATCTTACTGAACGTAAGAAGTTTTATAAAGAAGCCAAGTATCCGTTCACAATTGAAAAGGTAAAATATTAATGCAAATTCTCACCCTCGATAATAAAATATATCATCTAAACGACCTCCCCGATGAGGTTGACGAGGATCTGAGATTCAGTGTCATGGACAATAGCGACCCACAGAATCCCGATTATTTTTATATTCCTCTAATATTTTTAGAAAGTTTTACAGCGCCGGCAGCAGTACTGAAAGTAGGTCCTTACACTGTTAATATGCCACTTGATTGGTGTACTATAGTAGGAGACCCAGAAGGTCCCGATATGGAAATCATTCCGTTGACCAGCTTAAATGATAGAGGATTTAGAACTTTTATTTTTAATCCTCTAAGTAGTTTTAGACCAGAATTTTATGACATCGATATCATCGATGTATATCAAGATGTCAAATGGTATTTTCCCAAAATGAAACCGGGACAGTTACTATGTACTCCGCTAAACAATGAGCCAAAACCGCCGTGTGCGTACTTTGTCAAAGAAGTTAGTAGACAAAGCGAGCTAGTTGATTATGGTAGGTGTTGGTAACAATGGGAAGCCTTACACCCGGAGCAACACTAGTATATGAAAGTCCAGATGGTGGAAAAACTGTCTATGCTAGAGAGTCGGGCAAAGTAGAAAGGAAACTTGTGGGATATAGCTACGAACGAGATCCGTTAGACTATCGCAATTACCAAAGTACACCGGCAGAAAGCCAACTGTGGCATGAAATTAGGATTGCCGCCCGGACAGATAAGAACTTGCAAGATGCGCTAGATCGTGCTAAAATATTATATTACCTAACCCATCCTGATAAAAAACCTTTAGATTGGCACCCAGTATAATGGCCGCAAAACTTGACATCGGAAGAGAACTCTCTGCTATAAATTCTAGGAATCACGATTTCTATAAAAATCTTACAGAAGAAGAAAAGAAAGCATTTAGTCCTTATATATTGATGAGGTACATAAGCAATCCGCAAACTGATGACGAAACTTACGAATGGACAGTTGAACGTCTTAACACTCTCGTTAACATGAATCACTGGACGTTGAGCAAAGGCCATAAGGAATTACTATGGCAACTCTTTGCCAGTTGTGGTACAGGTTTTAATCTCAAATATCAGTACCTCAAAGCACCGGGTAAAGAAAAAGCAAACAAAATAGAAAAGCTGTTAGAAGAATTACATCCAACGATGAAGATGGACGAAATTAAGCTACTGGCCAGTTTAATGGATAAAAAAGACAAAGAAGAATTATTTGATAAGATGGGCTTTGATAAAAAACAACGGAAAGAATACGAGTGATTAACCTAGTGGATCAGCCATTTAAATGTGTTCATTGTAACAAAGGGTTTATGAAAGAAAAAACCCTTGTTGCCCACATGTGTGAGCAAAAAAGGCGGGTCCTACAGAAGGATGAGAAACGTGTTCAAATGGGATTTTTCGCCTACAACAGATTTTATCAACTAACGCAAAACGCCAAGAAGCAGAAATCATACAGTGATTTTTGTAAAGGTGCGTACTATAATGCCTTTGTCAAGTTCGGCAGTTTTATCAATAATGTTGAACCACTTTATCCAGAAAAATTCATAGATTTTGTGATAAAAAGCGGAGTCAAATTGGACCACTGGTGCCGTGATGAACTGTATGACAAGTATCTGTCAGACCTGGTTAAAGTAGAACCAGTTGAAAGTGCATTACAACGTAGCCTACAATATATGATGGAGTGGGCTGAGGAAAATAATTCAGATTTTACCCATTATTTCAGGTATGTAAACATTAATAGAGCAGTACACAACGTCAGGGATGGAAAAATAAGTCCTTGGATGATCATGAATTGCCCCAGTGGAGTAGAGCTGTTAAAGAAGTTTAATGACGAGCAATTAGACCTTGTTAATCAAACATTAGACATTGCTTTTTGGGCCAAAAAAATTCGAGAAAATCCAGCAGATGTTGCGTTGGTCAAAGAAGTATGTAAAGAAGCAGGAATAGAATGACACAATTAAAAGGACTAGTAAACAAAGGATGGGGTTCAGAATTCATCTGGATCACTAACGACAAATACTGTAGCAAATTTCTTAATTTTGAAACAGGTGGAAAGTTTAGCATGCACTTCCATCGTGAAAAAATAGAAACTTGGTATGTACAGAGTGGCAAATTTGAAATCGAAATCATTGATACTAATAATGCCAGTATCTATAAAAAAATTGTTACCCAAGGAATGATCCATCATAACGATCCGTTGGTTCCTCATCGTGTTACTTGTATAGAAGCAGGAACTATCATTGAGGTATCAACACCTGATAGCGTAGAAGACAATTATCGTGTACTACCTGGAGACAGTCAACGTGACAACAGTAATCGTTAACGGTACATTTGATATTCTCCATCCTGGGCATATTGCCATGTTAAATACTGCCCGTAGCCTAGGTGACTACCTCATTGTTTGTATTGACACAGATCGTCGCGTTAAAGAACTTAAAGGTGACAGTCGCCCAATCAATGATCAAAATGTTCGAAAGATAATGTTAAGCAATCTTAAAGCAGTAGACATTGTAGAATTTTTTGATAGTCAAGAAGATCTCATTAATCTCATTAAACTTTATAAACCAGATATTATGGTCAAGGGTAGTGATTGGAAAGGGAAAAGTGTAGTGGCCCAACAGTACGTTAAGGAAATATATTGGTATGACAGAATCGACGAATACTCAACAACAAGAACCATTCAGGATATTATTAATAGGGGATAATTGTGTTGATAGATACATGATAGGAGTAGTTGAAAGACTAAGTCCAGAGGCTCCAGTACCTATCTTTAACATAAAAGATTCATATGATAAAGTTGGAATGTCGGCAAACGTTCGAGAAAATTTAATCAACTTAAATTGCGATGTGACATTTGTTACCAATAAAGGAAACATTGTAAAGACACGATTTATTGATCAAAAGTCCGGACAGCATCTACTTAGGGTAGATCATGATGACCCAGAAGTTGAACTATGGGACGGCACTATTGGTGAATTTCCTTGGGACATATATCATGCTGTTGTTGTTTCAGATTATAACAAAGGTTTCCTAACTTACGAAAGCATTGAGCAAATTATTAAGTCAGCTGGTTGTCCCGTGTTTATTGACACTAAAAAACAAGATTTATCAAGATTTGGAGCACCACATGTCTATGTTAAGATTAACGAATTGGAATATAAAAACAGATATTCTATTCCACAAAATTTAATTGTTACTCTAGGTGATAAGGGCGCAATGGTTAAACAACTCGGTAAAGAAACTATGACTTATACAACCAAACAAGTTGAAGTTATGGATGTATGCGGGTGTGGTGATACTTTTTTGGCATCACTAGCAGTCCAGTATCTCTTTACAACTGACATAGAAAAAGCTATACTATTTGCTAATGTTGCCGCAGGTATTTCGGTACAACACCGAGGCAACTACGCACCAAGTTACGACGAGATTAGACGTGCCGGATATTGATATTGACTTTGCTGATAGAAAACGTGTGCTTGATATTGTCAAGCATGTGCCTGCTTCAATGAAGGATAATGACACTTTTAAAAAGCACAATACCGGAGTATATTGTCATTCTATTCCGTACAATCCTTTAACAGGATTATCATCGATTGATTACAAAGAAGCCGAAGACAGAGGTTATTTTAAGATTGATTTCTTAAATGTTAGTATGTACAGTGGTATAAAAGATGAAGCCCATCTTATTAGACTAATGGAGACTGAACCACTATGGGATCTACTGGAACAAGACGATTTTACGAATTTGTTGTTTCACATAAACGGGTATGGAGGCTTGCTACGCAAGCAGAAGCCGACGAGTATCTTAGAACTGGCCGTGTGCCTAGCCTTGATCCGCCCAGGCAAGCGATACCTACAAGATTCGACGAAGAGCGATATTATGGACCAGATATGGATGAAGCCGACGAATGGTGATTATCATTTTAAGAAAGCTCATGCTGTGGCCTATGCTCATGCCATTGTAGTACAGATGAATTTAATCTGCGAAGGTATCAGCTACGAGTTTTCTTAGGGCTTCTAACGAGTTGGATACTTTTACGTTTAACTCGTTTCTCGGCTATTTCGCTTAGATTTACCACAGGACCAAACACTACTTCAACGTCTTTACTGTTGAAAGTTTTTATATAGGGTCTAAATTCTGACATTTCCTTCTTTAGGAAAATATTGATAGGAATCTTTCGATTGCTTTCCCACCACCATACCTCGCCCATTTCTAAGAACGCTTGTTTCTCGTTTTCTGATCGTATGTCCGCATAACTGTAGATGCTGGTAACGTTGTCGTCTAAGTTGACAATGATGCCCACATACTCGTTACCGGAGGTCTTAATACACGTTATAAACGGAAAGTTTTTTTGGAAGTCGTCCTTGTTCGTCATTACAATAAATATAGATATGCAAAAATTACCAGTCTATTTATATCCAAATTTGCTGACGGTACAGTTAGATTTGGATAGCACTGTCAAAGGGGTTAATAATACCATGTACCAACGCGAATTAAAAATACAAAAAGGCATGAAAAACAAAGTACAAATCCAGTTTAAAAATTCTGATCAAAAAGCGGTTAGAATCAAAGCTAGTACTGCTCTTGCTCAAGCCGCATCTACTACTACAGTAGATATTGTAGTTACCAATTCGGCAGGAATCCAGACCGGAATGCTGGTTAATTGTAACGGTATTGCTCCTGGAACTTTTGTTTCAGCTGTGGCCGATAACATAGTAACCCTAGACAGTTTAACTCCTTCCTACGATCCCTTCAACGACTCTTTCAATTCAGTAATCCTTAACACAATTAGTTCAGGCACAAGTATATCCTTTAACCATAATTTTGTATTCTCAATGTTTGACGCAGAGCAACAACGAATGGTTTTACAGAAAACACTTGATATCGTAGATGATGGTGTCTCTACTTCGACCCGAGGTGTTGCTCTATTAGAATTAGTGGAAACTGACACACGAAACTTAGACACAAGTTATTATACATTTGGTGTAACGCTAATGGATAAAGATGGTGCTAACTTGCCCGCATATTCCAATACCTATTACGGTATTAATGGGACAATAAGATTAACACACGATTTATGGCCAACATTAAAAGACAATCAAACTATCGCGGCATTCCAGCGTTATGCTAACGAAACAACAAACTTGTATCAATTTTATACAGGTAACCTACGTGCGTATCCAGATTTAACTCAAACAACAACTGCGGCCTATTACCTAAATAATTTTACAGGCACAGTAAGAGTACAAGGAACGCTAGACAATAGTCCTAGTACGTTTGCCAACTATGTTACCTTATCAGAAAAAACCTACAGCGGTTATACTGGTGTAGATTACGCCAATGCTGAAGGAAACTGGAGCGATGTTAGAGTCGAATGGATTCCTAACGCTTCTACACTTTACGGACTTCATAACTACTACAGTCCACAAATGCCAGGTAATCCTACTCCTGGATTGGACTATTGGCCCAACGGAAAGATTGACAAAGTTCTCTATAGAAGCTAAAATATATGTATGAATCTCATACAGGCTTCTGTTCAAACTTTCTTGCCTCCTAAAAGGAAGACTACTCCTAGCGGCTGGACAAGTTTTAACGCTGTATGTTGTCATCATAACGGAGACCAACGCGATACAAGAAAACGCGGGGGTGTTCTGTTTAGTGAAGATGGGTTCCAATATCATTGTTTTAACTGCGGATTCAAAGCAGGTTGGACCCCGGGTAGACTTCTAAGCAAAAATACAAAGAACTTGTTTCAATGGATGGGAATCCCGTCTGATGAAATAACAAAATTGAATTTGGAAGCACTTCGTAGTAAAGAAGACCAACCACTTGCTAAACCTATAATAAAATTTGAGTTAGCTGACAGACCCTTGCCACAGGACTGTAAGTCCATATTAAAAATACTTGAGGCTGAACCTAACGATGAAGTGTTAGCAGTGGTTGATTACCTTACTGATCGAGGAATGGATCTCGAATGGTATGACTGGATGTGGAGTTCGGAAAACGGATATCGAGATAGAGTAATCATACCTTTCTATCAAGAAGGACGGGTAGTAGGATACACAGGAAGAAAAATAAAATCTGGTAAACCCAAGTATCTCACTGATAGCCAAAACGGTTATGTGTTCAACATAGACCGACAAACAGAAGATAGAGAATACGTTATCGTAGTTGAAGGACAGTTCGATGCTATTGCTATCGATGGAGTAGCAATCATGACCAATGAACCAAATGCTACACAAATAGCCAGGATAAAACAATTAGGCAAAACTGTTATTGCTGTGCCCGATAGAGATAAGCCTGGCGCCAAAATGATAGAACATGCCCTAGAAAACGAGTGGAGTGTCAGTATGCCACCGTGGGGTGACGATGTTAAAGACTGTGCTGATGCTGTTAAGAGATATGGTAGACTGTATACGCTTTTCACGATCTTACAGTACAGAGAAACTAACGAGATAAAAATACAACTGCTAAAGAAAAAACTAGAGAACTTACAAGATGCTGAAACCTAACTATAACGCAGAGATGCAAAAACTATATCTGGAGATGTTTCTCTCAGATGCTGAAACTTTTATCCGTTGTCAGAACATTTTTAACCCAGAAAACTTTGACAAACGTTATCAAGATTCTGCTGCCTTTGTGACAAAATATGTAGATGACTATAAGGTAATGCCGGAAGTTAGCATTGTAAATGCCTCCTGTGGGTCGGACTTTGAAGCAGTTTCTTTGGCCAGAGAAAATTACGATTGGCTAATGAACGAGTTTGAAACTTTTAGTAGGCACAAGAGTCTTGAACGTGCTATTTTACAGTCAGCAGATCTGTTAGAAAAGGGAGAATATAATCCTGTTGAAAAATTGATCAAGGATGCTATACAGATCAGTTTGAACAAGGACATGGGCACAGATTACTGGGATGATCCCCGTGCTCGACTATTAAAACTCAAAGACAATAACGGACAGATTAGTACAGGATATCCCAGCATTGATAGGAAACTGTATGGCGGATTCAAACGTGGAGAATTGAATATCTGGTGCGCTGGATCAGGCGGTGGTAAAAGTTTGTTCTTGGCAAACCTTGGACTTAACTTTTCTCTTGCTGGATTGAACGTCATCTACTTTACATTTGAGTTGAGTGAAGAACTAGTGGGTATGCGTGTTGACAGCATGATCACTAGCGTGGCATCCAAAGATATCTTTAAGAATCTTGATGACGTTGAAATGAAGGTCAAGCTCACTGGAAAGAGAGCAGGCGGAATGCAGATAAAATACATGCCTTCCGGTAAGAATTGTAATGATTTAAGGTCATATTTAAAAGAATATCAAGTAAAAACAGGCAAAAAACCTGACATTATTTTAGTTGACTACTTAGACCTAATGATGCCACTAAGTGTCAAAGTAAGCCCAAGTGACCTATTTGTCAAGGACAAATATGTTTCGGAAGAACTGCGAAACTTTGCGATGGAAACACAGGCTGTAGTAGTAACTGCGGCACAGTTGAATCGTTCAGCAGTTGAAGAAATTGAGTTTGATCACAGTCATATTAGCGGTGGATTGAGTAAGATTCAAACTGCTGACAACGTGATTGGTATCTTTACCAGTCGTGCTATGCGTGAACGTGGACGGTACCAAATACAGTTTATGAAGACACGCTCAAGTAGCGGTGTTGGACAAAAAGTTGATTTGGAATTTGACGTTGACAGTCTGCGTATTAAAGATCTCGGAGACGAAGAAGATAGCGGTAGTTTTAATCAACAACGTAGTGCGGCAAGTTCTGCGCTAATTGATGGACTAAAGAAAACCAGCGTAGTAACTGCTACTAACGTAGATCCAGAAACTGGTGAGATTGATCCGACTAAAGGAGTGTCTGCTCCTAAACAAAAAGTATCAATTAAACCAAGAGATATTAGGGATTTGCTGAGTAGCTTAAATCCAGAAAAAGATTAAAGCCAGCTAGATATTTTACTTTGGGCAACTATTTCGATTCCTCGTTGCCATTGTTCTTCTTCAGTTAAATGGAACACAGATTCTACCGTGGCAGGAGTATCTAGCCATCTATTTTGTTGTTTCCAGGGAGGGTCTCCCTGATACTCTCCGTCCAGTTGTCCAGCATCCCATCCACATACTCCTACGCAGGTTCTAAACAGCGCAGGACCTTGATTTTGAGCAATTGCAGCTAGTACTCCAATGTCGTTTGTAATACCAATGTCATCTGTAATGGCCATTGTTGTTGAGCTAGACCAATCTAGTGAATGAATAATGTGTACTCTGTTATTTTCTACTGGGCCGCCGATAAAAATTTTATCTTGCTTACTGCTCATGATTCCTGCCGATCTCATGATATGATCTAAACTTATATTAGGTGTGGGTTTATTAACCATTATGCCCCAAGCACCGCCCGGCCCATGTTTAGCAATAAGTATCACACTTTTAGAGAAATAGGGATCCTCACTCTTGGGTTGTGATACAAGAATATTTCCAGTTAAATTGATTTTACCTCTCATCTAGATATTTACTCAAATAAATAAAGGGTATGAAGATTGCTGAATTTACTCCCCCAATAGAACTGCACAATAACCTAAATCCCAATATTTGGGACGGTGAAGAGCTGCGAACAGATGTGCGTGTTGCCCTGCTGAGAATCGCTAAAGAATATTATAAATTTTTAAATGTTCAAGCACCTATTATGGATCTAGTAATTTCCGGAAGTCAGGCAAACTACAATTATACCAAACACAGCGATCTAGATCTACATCTTATCATGCCCTATAGTCAAGTACAATGTGACATGGAAGTTAGCGAGTTGTTCGACACAAAACGTAAATTGTGGAAAGAAAATCACGACATCACTATACGCGGTGTTCCTGTAGAGCTATATGTAGAAGATGTAGACGAGCCGGCAGTATCATCTACTTACTCTGTAATTAAAGGTGAATGGATATCAAAGCCAAGTATGCCCGATGCCGGCAGTTACGACGAGCCAGAAGTTAAACGCCTAGTAGATATTTGGGAACGTGTTATAAGTTCTGCTATCGCTACTGATGAATTAGAACTTTGTCAAAAGGTAAAAGATCTACTTAAAACATTTAGGCAGGCGGGCTTAGACAAAGGCGGCGAATATAATCCTGCCAATTTAGCATTTAAGAGTTTACGCAACGACGGTTACGTTGGTAAACTAATGAGCACAATCGCCAATCTAATAGATAAGCAATTAAGTATTTGACACCCCGGTTAGTCTAGCGTATAATTAGTGTTATGACTACATTATATTTAGATATGGACGGGGTTGTGGCTGACTGGGATACCGCCGCTACCGAATACCTCCACGAAGAATTCCCGCTTGACTTTGCCAATAAACCTGAAGGACGTTGGCCTAAACACCTTTGGGAAGAGCTTCGTAAACATCACAGATTTTATCGTGATTTACCCAAAATGCCCCAAGCTGATGAACTTGTTGCTCTAGCACGTAGATTTAGAGACGAAAAAGGCTACGACTTAATATTTCTAACAGCCATTCCCAGAGGCAATGACTGCCATTGGGCATTTTATGATAAAGTATTGTGGGTACAGGCCAGATACCCAGAAATAGCTGTACACTTTGGCCCTTACAGCGAAGACAAGCAGGTCCATTGTGAACCAGGTGATATCCTAGTCGATGATCGATATGATAACTGCGAAAGCTGGAAGGCTGCTGGCGGCATTGCCGTGCGTGTTACTAAGGATTATCAAGCCGCACTAGATCAACTAGCGGGCTTGTTTAATTCTTAAATTACAACTGTACCTGAGTAATCAGTCCAGCTAGTTCCGTTATATACAGCTGGCTTTTTAATGGCTGCGTCTGTAACAAAAACAGTAGCGCCAGTTGGGGTTCCTGTAAATGTTAGCATTGTAGCAGTAGTCATATTGCGGAATACTGTCCAACCACCAATGTGTAAGTCACCACCAATACCAACGCCGCCGACTACTTGTAATGCACCTGTAGTTGTTGAAGTAGCATTAGTGAGGGAGGTAACTATAACTCCACCAGTTGCCCCAGCAACTAATCGAATTTTATCAGAACTAACCATGCTGGCATTGAGTTCAATTCCAGGAGTTGCGCTGCCGTTAAAATATCGTATTGTTGCAAGCCCATTACTTGAACCTGAATAGTTTGCAAATTGTATTCCACTAACATCCGGTGGCTGGTTGCTGACCGGATTTCCCAATTGAATATACGCTCCTAGTGATGAAACATCAGTAGCTATTGTGTTTGGTGATAGAGTTAGATATTTTGTTGCTAGTGTATTACCAAGTAACGATGCATTTCCGCCAACATATAAACCACCACCAATACCAACCCCACCTGTAACAACTAACGCACCAGTAGTTGTGGATGTTGATGAAGTTGTTCTTGTAACTCGTACATTTCCAGCAGTCCCTCCAGTACCTGCTTGTAAAACTATTGATCCACCACCGTAAAGAGCTGCATTACCAGCTGTAATATTAACATTACCAGCATGTTCGTCTGCATCTCCACTTTTAAGTGTAAGATCGCCGCCACTGAAAGAGTCATAAGAAGTTCCAGCACCAATAAGAATAGATTTTCCTGGTGATCCATCACCATAGGTGCCAATTGTAAATAAATTTGATATACCCCCACCAGCACCTTGACTATATAAATCTCCATTTAAGGACAGCTGACCAAGAATACCTACACCCCCACTAACCCTTAATGCACCTGTTGTGGGCGAAGTTGACACAGTAGTTCCTGATAGAGTTAGTGTATTTTGAACAGTAAGATTACCGCCAACATATAAACCACCACCAATACCAACCCCACCTGTAACAACTAACGCACCAGTAGTTGTGGATGTTGATGCTGTGTTATTAGTTGTTTGAATAATATCGTCTGTTTTAATAAGTGTAGTAGTTACTGTGGTTAACTGTATTGTTAATTTCTGTGCTACGATCTCACCACCAACATATAAATCCCCACCAATACCAACACCACCATAAACTCGTAATGCGCCAGTGGTAGTCGAAGAGGCTGCGGTTGTTCTATTAATTATAACCTGGCCATCGGAGCCAATAACGCTCAAAAGACCTGCTTGTAAGGTAATATTACCGCCACCGCTGAGATTACCATTACCAGCAGTAATAGAAATTGATCCAGCACCGGAGCCGGCAATTAAATTTACATCTCCAGCACTGCTAGCACTTGGGCCGGCAGCGCCACCTCGAATAGTAACAGATCCTGCATCAGTGACACTACCCGGAGCATCACCTGCCGCAATTTCAATATTGTTGCCATACGACGCACTGGGAGTAACTCCGATAGTGAACGTTGCCGAGTTTCCAATTAAATTTCCGCCGACATGTAAATTGCCACCAACACCAACACCGCCTGTAACTACCAATGCTCCAGTTGTAGTGCTGGTTGATGATGTGCCGGCTGCGTAGAAAGCTGCAACTCTGGATGTAGCCCAGCTAACACCTAGGAAACTAGTGCCAGAAGCATATAGCCCACCGTAACCGTTTGCTCCTATACTGAGAGCCGGCGTACCGGAATTTCCATTAGTGAATACTTGGAATCCGCTTGAGTTTGTTCTAGTTACAACTAAATTAGCAACTACGGCATCAATAGTGTCTCCAGAAGAATTAGCTGAGCCGGCTAAGAAACCAGTTTGTGTGTAAGCAGGATCTAACCTAATCGAAGGAGCGGAATTCGTTCCAACTCTAGTAACAATCTGTCCACCAACATGTAAATTGCCGCCAATGCCAACTCCGCCTGCTACTACCAATGCGCCAGTGGTAGTGCTGGTACTACTGCTGGTATTGGATATAGTAAATGTACTGGTAGTTCCAGTGCTAGCGCCACCACCTGCTGCATAATTGCCAATAGTAGCAGTGGTGATAATCAAGGCACCAGCAATGTATGATGATGTGCCAATATATACCGAACCGCCAATGCCTGCTCCACCTGTAACAACCAATGCTCCCGAAACAGTAGAATCAGCTCCTGTTGAATTTGTTATACTAACAACACCAGTAAATGTATTGGCAGATCCACCGACATATACCCCACCACCGATACCTGCTCCACCATAGACTATCAACGCACCTGAGTCAGTTGACGCAGTAGCTTGAGAAGATAGAATAGCAATTTGACCACCAGCTACTACATTTCCGCCTAAGCCTATGCCACCGGCAACCTGTAAAGCACCTGAGTTTGTACTAACTGCTTGTGTTGTGTTAGTAAATGTGTTGATACCAGTTGTATTGAATGATCCAGTAGCACCTTGAGCACCAGTAGCACCAGTGCCGCCTTGTATAGCAGAAGAAAAATTAGCGTCAATAGTACTGCCGTTGGACAGCACCAATGTTAATGTGCTGTCAGTTACAGTAGCACTCGAGACCCCAATTCCAGTTGATCCAGTTAATCCCTGTGGACCAGTAGATCCTGTAACACCAGTAGCACCAGTTAATCCCTCTGGACCAGTAGCACCAGTTGCGCCTAATGATCCTGTAGCGCCAGTTGGTCCAGAAGCACCAGCCGGACCTGTAGCGCCAATTACACCAACACCGTCGGCGCCTGTACTACCAACCGGACCTGTAGAGCCTGTAGATCCTTGACTACCTTGAGCACCTGTAGCACCAGAACCTGTTGCTCCTGTAGATCCAATACCAGTGGCACCTGTTGTTCCTTGGTTACCAGTAGCACCTGTACCGCCTTGGGCGCCAGTAGCGCCAATATTTCCAGTCGCGCCCGTAGCACCTGTACCACCTTGGGCACCCGATGCGCCGGTTGCGCCAGTAGGACCTGTAGCACCTGTTGATCCAAAGTTTCCTGGTGTACCAGTAGAACCCTGCGGACCTGTAGCGCCTGTACTACCGTTAGGACCTGTAGCACCGGTAGCACCTAGCTCTCCAGTAGCGCCGGCAAATCCACCAACTAATTGTGTACTGCTATTGCTGAAGGTTACAAACAAGTTTGTTCCTGTAACTGAAAGACTGACAATACCAATACCAGTAGCACCAGTCGCTGCCTGGGCTCCTGTAGCACCTGTACTACCTATATTTCCTGTAGCTCCCGTAGATCCTGTCGAACCACCGTCACCTTGTTGTCCTTGCGGACCTGTAGAACCAGTTGCGCCTGGAACTGTACTAGCATCTCCAGTAGCGCCTGTTAATCCTTGTGGACCTGTAGCGCCTGTGGCACCAGTCGAGCCACTGGAACCAATTCCAGTAGCACCTGTTGATCCTTGCCCTGTTGCGCCAGTAGCGCCTTGAAATCCAGTAGCGCCTGTTGAACCGTCGGCACCAGTTGCTCCATTGGCACCTGTGGCGCCAGCACCAGTAGCACCAGTAGCACCTTCTACCCCTTGATTACCAGTGGCGCCAGTGCCGCCTTGCGCGGCCGAAACTCCAGATTGCCCCGAAGCACCTTGAGGTCCTGTAGCACCTTGCGCTCCTGTAGCACCGTCATTCCCTATATTTCCAGTAGCACCTGTTGCTCCTTGTCCAGTAGCACCTTCCGGTCCTGTAGCACCAGTACCGCCAATTCCAGTAGCACCTGTTGATCCCGCAGGGCCGGTAGACCCCGTAGCACCTGTACTGCCTTCGGCTCCTGTAGCACCTGTTGCTCCAGAACCAGTAGCACCTGTTGCTCCGTTAGCGCCAGTAGCACCTGTACCGCCTTCGGCTCCAGTAGCACCTGTACCGCCCGAGCCAGTAGCACCTGTAGTACCAATTGGTCCTGTAGCACCTGTAGTACCTTCTAGTCCTGTACTGCCTGTAAATCCTCTAGGTCCTTGATCACCAGTTGCGCCAGTAGAGCCCACTGTTCCACTTGCTCCTTGATTACCTGTAGCGCCAGTGGCACCTAGCCCGGTGGCTCCTTGATATCCCTGTGCGCCAGTTGAGCCAATAGGACCTTGCTGACCAGTTGATCCCTGTGATCCAGTTGATCCTGTTAGACCGGTAGCACCGGTTGATCCCTGTTCACCAGTAGCACCAGTGGAACCTGTTGTTCCCATGTTACCTGTTTGTCCTGTTTGTCCTGTAGCGCCCTGTGCTCCAGTAGCACCAATATTGCCAGTAGCACCAGTGGCACCAGTCCCGCCTAACGGTCCTGTAGAACCTGTAGAACCCGATGGGCCAGTGGCACCTGTAGTACCAATTTCACCTGTAGCGCCGCCCGGGCTTCCTGGAGTACCAGTGGCACCTAAACCGCCTGTAGCACCTTGACTACCTGTAGCACCTCTTAGTCCTGTAGCACCAGTAGAACCTGGACCACCTAACGGCCCTTGTGGTCCTGTTGACCCTGTAGCACCGCCACCAGTGGCACCCGTGCCACCTTGATATCCTTGGAATCCCAGCGGACCTTGCTGACCAGTAGCACCGGTTGATCCTAGACCAGTAGCACCTGTTAGACCTTGTGGTCCTGTTGATCCTGTAGCGCCCAATTCACCTGCCGGTGTGATGCGCCATGTTGTAATGTTTGTTGTAACACCTTGTGTTCTATCCACGTTAAGAGTGATAACATTAGATGTTGTTGAAATGGCAGTAACTTGTCCTTCAACCCAATCGCTAGTGGGAATCACGCTGGTTGTGTTTTTAGCACGGGCACGTTGTCCAACTACTAGACTTGTTATAGAATCTAATGTAAATGTCTTTTGTCCTGTGGAAATACTGTGACTTGTACTGCTTAAACTAACGACACCTAAACCAGTAGCACCTGTTGTTCCCTGTTGACCTTGAAGACCAGTAGATCCCTGTGGACCAGTTGAGCCTTGTGTACCGGCTTCAACGCTGACAACACCATCTTGATTGATGCTTAGACCAGTTCCAATTACTACTCCACCCAGACTGCTGGTTGTGGCAACTGGTAGTTCATATGAGTTAGATGGTGTAGCAGATAGTACACCTTGGTTGATGTTTAGTCCGCTGCCAACGATAACGGTACCTGCGGTACTGGTTGTAGCAAGAGCAACGTTGACAACGATGGTAGCAGTATCTACGCTGACCACACCCCCTGTGGCAGTTAATCCATAACCAGTACGCATAACTCCTGCTACTGAATCACTGGCACTAGGTACATTGAATAGGCTACTAAACTGTCCGTCTAGACCCACTTGGCTGACTGTCTGTACCAGCGCATTGATCTGTCGTTGATCAAGATCGAAGAATTCAAATGTAGCACCGTCACGGCTGGAAATTTCAACACCAAATACACCAGTGGTTTCAAAACTCATTCGACCGTTGTTTTCGTTAAACTTTACCAGTCTAAAACCGTTGTTGATCGCGGCAAAGTTATTGAATGTGACCACAGTGGCAGTACTGGGAATATCCATGTAGACACGCATGGTACTGTACTGATAAAGTGGGAATCCTGTAAGACTGATAGCAACTGTATTGGTACTGTCTACAGATAGGCTATGTATAGGAGCGTCTGCGAAACTTAGGGTAACTGTGCCTGTAACACTACCCAGTTCGTTTTGTCTCTGTGTCCAGTCGCTTAACTGGACAGTGTTAATTTCTGCGCCACGCATGTTATTGGCGTCTTTGGTATCATCGGCAGCATCAAATCTACCTAGAGCTGTGGCAGTGTAGGTGCTGGTACCTTTGGCAATTTGATTATCTTGAAGTGATGCTATTTCGTCTCGGGCATTGGTCAGCCCTTCAACTGCTCCTTCAAAGTTATCTCTAAAGCCTTGACTTGGGTTATCTTGTCCTTTGTAAGGAAATAACGGGTTAATTTTTGTTGGATCAATATTGCTCATAGTTGTAGGAAATCCTCGTTCGCTGGACGGCTAATCAACGTATTTATGTAGTTCTTAAGTTAAGTGAGAAATCCTAGATTCCACATTAATCGTGTTTAGAAGGATAAATTTACATATGAAAATCACGATTATAGGCGGCGGCACCGCAGGTTGGCTCAGTGCTCTATGGATTACCAAGCTGTTACCCTATCACCAGGTAACTGTGATCGACAGCACAAAGATAGATATCATTGGTGTTGGAGAAGGTACTACTGGTAAATTCCTGGACATCATACAGAATATCAAAGGTCCTTTTGGCATCGATGAAGCGGAATTTATCCGAGAAACACAGGCCACTCAGAAGATGGGCATACGTTTTACCAATTGGCGGGGACAGGGAGAGTCTTGGATAAGCCCCATAGATAACAGCCCCAGCATGCACGCACCTTGGGATTGGTGCTTGATCGATCACTGGCAACGGCACGGACTACGCGGTCTACACACCAGCACCATATGCGGAACGCTGGCAGAACACAATCTCAGCAGTGTGGCCAAAGATCTCAGCGGAACCTACGGACAGGGCGCTTACCATTTTGACGGACATCTAGTGGGCAAGTACTTTAAACGGCTGGCAGGACCTCTGTGTGAACAGATCATAGACGCAGAAGTCGTGGGACATGAGTTGGACAGTAACGGAAACCTAGCCCGAGTCAAACTCAGTACAGATACCTGGCATGCCAGCGACTATTGGGTGGACTGCTCGGGTTTCGCCCGTGTGTTAGCACCTGCTGTCAATCCCGGGTGGCACAGCTATAAAGACAGCCTGACCTGCGATTCAACCCTGCTGTTTCAAACCAAACACTGGCACCTGCGTGACACCATAGAACCCTTGACTCTGGCTGAAGCCATGGATTCGGGCTGGCGATTCCGCATACCCACACAGAGCCGATACGGTAATGGCTATGTGTTTGACAGTTCAACGACCACAGCAGATCAAGCACTGGAAGAACTACACCGCAAAGATCCCAAGATAGAAGCCCGTAGAACACTGAAGTTTGACCCGGGTCGCATGGAACGACCTTTTAGCCGTAATGTGGCCTTTATTGGGCTATCAGCAGTATTTCTGGAACCCCTACAGGCCACCAGCATACACGGCACCATAGCACAGTTAGAATATTTGGAAACCAATATACTGCGCGGAGAGCAACTGCCCAAGGGTCCTTGGGAATTGGATCACATCAACGACATACTGAGACAGACCTTTGATCAGTATGCGGATCTCATACATCTACACTATCGATCGGGCCGCACAGACACTGACTTTTGGCGCAAGCAGACCTACGACATGGATGTACGGTCCCGAGTGGCACACCTACGTGAATTGGCTGAACGCCGATGGCCCATGCCCACTGACTTTTATGTTCAGCGAGGCACTGCGGGCTATCCTGTGTTCATATATCCCATCCTGGCCTACGATTGGGTCAACATGAAGAGTGTGACCAAATACACGCCCCGAAGCACACGTAACTATCAAGACTATACCAGCGTCAAGCAACAGATAGTCAAGAACAGCATGCCACACTCCCGGTTGATTGGTCTGGCCTTACAGGGTCAACTGCCCCCATTAGCACAGCTGAGCTTGCCCAGACCCTTGCCACCCGTCCAGGCCAGACTACATCCCCTGCTACGTTAGCGGGAATCCTGTAGCCAGCGGCGAAGCCGCGAAGCGGTTAAAAAAGATTTTTTCAAGGCATTAAAACCCTAGTTAAAAACTCACGCTCATAGTGTTCACCACTAAGGCTCAGTCTCCTCACGCTAGTGCCGGGTTCCACATAGTGTGTCAACCATCCTGGAAAGATGATCAACTGCCCCCTAACAGGCTGGAATCGTTGGCAGTATTGATGCTGTGCTCCGACCCCGGGTCTAGGAGGGTGTTGAAAGTAGTCCCATGCGGTATTGCCCTTGGGATCTAGAAACACTATGGCACCCGCGTCATGATCAACATCTAGATAGTAGGTCCAGCCTACAGGGCTGACGCCGTGTGCGTGTGGCAGTATGTGTCGACCTGCGGCTAGATCGTTGAGCCATACTTGCCCGGGTGATAACTGCGCTAGATCCACTGAGTCAAAGCCACAAGATTCAAAATAGCTGTTGACAGCTGAATCTATCTGTGTCTTTAGATTGGGTAAGAATAGACCTTGGATCCAATCTTCACGCCATGTGGAATGGAAGTCGGGCACTGTAGTATCTATGCTGAGATCAATGACTTCTACCACTGTGGGCCAAAGAGTGTGTTTCATATGAGCCAACCCCATATGAAACCTATAAACAGGCCCAGTGAAAAGCCCATGACTGAGCACCACAAGAGTAAAGCAATGTAAGACCAATCATCTGTGCTCATGGAGTATCGGGGCTGATACCAATGATTGAAGAAACGATTGACTCGGGTCATGTGATTAGATGTTGCGCCAATACCATACAGCTAATCCATGCCCAAATGGTGTTAAATCCTACCAGTGTGGGCAACAGTTTCTTTTCTGACGCCCAGATCAGCGTTAGTGATGTAAACAGAGTAAAGAAGTATAACCACCATACAGTGATGCCAAAGATCAATCCTGGCACTATGATCATAGCTTTAGCGGCCCATGAAGCAAACTCTACTGTATTGTAGTCTGTCCAATAGGCACGGGTAAACCACATGCTATAACAGTCCCGAATCTTAGCAAATGTGATATGACGGTAGACTAGAAACAACAAGACTAGAAATACACCCGAGCCCACAGCTATTTGATTTGAATTCATAATATCTCCCTATATATGATAAAGTATACAGGAATAGACTAGACATTGTCAACGGGCTGTCCAGTGGCGGTGTCCAAACGGGGATCAACTGGGGGACAAGCATGACCCCAGCGTAGAGCGAACTCTGTGTATATGGTGCCTTCCGGAACCCAAAAACGAGTGCGGTTTAGGTGGAATTCACAGCGTAAGGGAAACGATCCTACCCAAGTGAGCACATCAGCGAAATCTGGATGTTGCGTGAGTATATAGTGTTCTCGGGTGCGACTCATAAGCGGGACCTTTTAAAACAGTAGTTAGCCCGGTCTATAGGTGCTGGCAAAAAAATTAGCGTGCAATTTTTAAGACTGTGAATTATGATCTTCCCATAACTGCACATATGGCAGTAGGTGAGCAAGAGACATTAATAACCACATTATGGGCATGGATAGATCGTGGTGGCCGCAGATTGGGCTAAGGGAATATATGCTGTGGATAAAACCAGCTAAGAATACGGGAGCGGGGAGGTACTTGAGCAGTTGTTTTAGACCGTGAAGTTTCATACAGTTATTTAACTGCCCAAAGTCTAAAGTAGCCCGTAAAAAAATTAGCGTGCAATTTTTAAGGGAGAGTGAGATCTGTACCCCTGGTGATTACATCTAACTGGGGTGGGGTTTTGGTAGCTTTTGTTGCTGTAGCGCAACAGTGTGCGGGAAGCACCTCCTGGTGCCCCCACCACCCCACCACCGACTCAGGAGAGGTCGAAGCCTTCTTCGATCAGTTGATCAATAGCTTCATGCATACAGGCTTCGATGTCCCAGACTGCCTGTGCTCTGGCCATGTCCTTCTTGCGGTGTACGGCCGTGCCCTTCTGGTAGACCAGCCACAGGTGTTCTTCGCAGTAGCTCTTGCCCTGTACAGTAGCGCAGCCGCAGGGCTTGCTGCCTGTGCCCAAGTATGTACAGCCTGTGCCCTGATCATTGTCCATTAGAGTTGTTGTCATTGTCTTGTTCCTTTGCTCGTGCTCGCATGGCTGTGAGTTCGTTGTTGAGTTGCTCAATGAGTTCCATGCGGGTGATTGTTTCACTGGCCCAGAACAGTCCCACCACACACCAGAACTCTTCTGTGTAGAATGTGTAGCCCAGCACACTGAGTAGGTAGCCCAGTGTGCTGTACAGGACTAGCCTAGTGATCATGCACGCTTCATACAGGTAGTACGTGCCATAGCCACCCACGTGGTAGGAAAGCTCTTACGCAGGTCTGCCAGCTTGAGTACCATACGCAAGCTCAGCTCACGAAGCTTGTCCTGGTTAGTCTCTACGAACGCAACCAACTCGTCCTTGACGCAGTCTTCAAACTCATAGCGGCCCAACATGTCACAGTCCTTGACCACCTGCTTGATACGCAGGATCTTCTCACGGGCGGTATCCATCTGTAGATCAATGTAGTGGCAACGTGACTCTAGTGCGTCCAAGTGATCACGGAGGCGCTTGCTCTTGACGTGTTCAAACTTGATGTTGGTAATGAAGATCGCGGCACCCTTGAACTCAAAGCGATCTGGAATGCCTTCTGAACGTAGCAAGCGGCTGTCTGTGTTCCAGCTGATCCAACGGCGCTCGGAACTGTCCAATGCGGCCTTGAGAATGTTCAAGCTAAGGTCTTCAAACAGGATTGAGTCGCAGTCATCGAACACTACCACATTGCCCTTCTCTGAGAACTCGTAGAGCTTGCTGTACAAGCCAATGGAGCTCATGGCACCCTTGACCACTTCAAACTTGGGCTTGCGCTCTGCCAGCTTGTCAAACAGTCCGTCTTTGCTCAGTACTGCCTCAACGCCAAAGGATTTACCAACGCCCGGAGGGCCACTGACAATCATAGCACGGACGTCACCCGAGCGTACCGCACGAGTCATCTCTGTAAGGATAGTGAACCGCTCGCCCAGGCGCTCGTAGATCTGTTCGTCAGTCTCACGAGCCACTTCCTTCTCACGCTTCTTGATAGCGTCCTGATCGAATTCAAGTACTGTGGTGCCCTTGCTAGGTGCTTTGCTCTTTGATGTTGCCATTTGTGTTTCCTTTAGTGTGTTGAAGTGTGTAATTATACAGGGGTTGCCCCCTAGTGTCAATCTAAGCGTGAGCCAGCGTAGGCCTCTAAGCCCAAGCTTCGCAGGTACTGGGCCATGGCCTCAGCGCCAGCCTCCAGCGTGTCCACGTTCTGGCAGTTCATGCCGCTGGGGTTCCACAGTTGGAGACCGCCTGTGTAGCTCTTGCTGAAGCCTTCTTTGGCCAGCTCTTTGCCCTGCTTAGAGTTTGAACGGACACCGTGTACGGTGACCCAAGCAAAGCCACATGCGAACTGATCGCGTCCGCCCAGCTTGTCGTAGAAGAATTCCATTGCGGCCTTGTAGGCTTGTGCTTTGGCCGCTTTGACTTGATCTGCTGTTACCATTGTGTGCTCCTGTTTAGTGTGTGTAAGCATGTATTATAACTTCATTCGCCTTGATTGTCAAGCACTTTCATGCCTAATACGCCACAATAGGCAGTCAGCAGGCCCA